TTCTCCACTTGTGTATAATCAAATTCTACAATTTCTTTATATTTTGGATTGTGAGATGATGGTCTAACTTTTATGCGACTAGGCGTTGTCCAAGAACTTGATTCGTCCAGAGCTTCATCTGTTGTATCTGCCGTTGAGTTGAGCAAAGGCTTTCTGGATCTATATCTACTGGCGGCGTATCCACCATGATCTGGACACAGCCACTCAGAGTTTGACATCATTCCACAATGGTAAGTCACCTTCACACTGTCTGGCTTTCCATCTTTCTTATGCCTTGAATAGTACACGCTATCGACATCAACCCACTCGGATTCTACTTGAGACGATAACATAGCACCTCGGTATGAACTTGAACTGTGATTAAGCATAGGCGGTGGAAACTGAAATCCACACTCAGGACAAACTTGAGCGGCGGCGTGAACCATCGTTTGGCATTTCTCGCATGTCTTAACTGGAGCTTCTCCATCGCCACCACTCATTTTATCTTTTGGCTTAACCTTATCGATAAATCCGTGACGCTCAACATTTTGACCATAATCTAATATCAGGCAGTTTTCTTTGCCATCTGCAATTCTAGTGCCACGTCCAACCATTTGCACATACAATCCAGTTGATGCTGTAGCTCTAACCAACGCGACGAGATCCACAGAAGGATGATCAAAGCCAGTGGTCAACACATTCACATTGATCAGGCATTTTAGTTTGCCTGATTTAAAATCAGCAATTGTCTGATCTCTGGTTTTCTTTCCATCTGATCCAGTGACAACTCCAACTGATATATTGTGAAACTCAAATTCATCTGCCAACATTTGTGCGTGGCTCACACCAGAGCTAAACACCAACCAACTTTTCCTATCTGATCCCAAGTCAACTATCTCTGCGACTGTAGACGCAACCAACTCTGGATCTGATGCGGCAGTAGCCAATTGGCTCTCGATAAATTCACCACCACGTTTCTTGACATTTGTCAGGTCGATCTGTTTAATTCCGCCCTTGGATATGACAGGAGATAGGTAACCTTGCTCCATGAGCATCTCAACAGATATGTCATGTGCAATTCCATCAAAGATAGCTCCCTCGCCTTTGTGCAAGTATCCACTGTCTAATCGGTATGGCGTGGCAGTCAGTCCAACAACTTTAACATCTGGATTGCAACTCTTCATGTCAGCTATGAATTTGTTGTATCGAGTGCCTTCATTCTTGGGTAGCATGTGAGCTTCATCGATTAATATCAAATCAATTGCAGGGACGATCTGGTAGGCTCTCTCCCATACACTTTGTATCCCTGCAAATATAATAGGTTTGTCTAGTCGCTTCTCACCCACAGACGCGCTGTAGAAGCAAAAATCAGCCTGTGGGTACAGTTTGACCAATCCTGAAGCACCTTGCTCCAGAAGCTCTCTAACATGCGTTACAACCATAACTCTCGTGCCGTGGTAGCTCATGGCGTCTGAAATCAGTTGTGCGATGATCGCAGTCTTCCCAGAGCCTGTAGGCGCAACGATTAGTGGATTATCCCCTGACTTACTTGCCCAGTAGCTGTACAGCCCATCTATTGCTTCTTTTTGGTAGTCTCTAAGGGTAAATGTCATTTAACGTCTCCTATTATTAATCCACTTAGCCAATTGGGATCGTAGTTATATATATTGATTTTGCGTTTGCTTGTTTGAACCCAAGTGTTCTTGTGTCCGATACCCTTGCGAGATCCTGCAATCTCCCAACCCATAGCTTGCCAAAAGAAATTACTTTCCAAATCGTCAGCACAACCTGCATCAAAAGATAAAGTCCCAATAGACTTACCCCAATTGATAACTACGTTTAAAAGCAGTTTGCCCCTCTCAAATTTTCTGGCATCTTCTTGTAGGCAAATCTGAGCTATCTTTCCCTTGCGGTAGATTGCATTTCTTTTGCCAAAACTAGCTAGGCAAAAACCAACAAGGTCATCGTTAACAGTACACACAAATAGTTTGTCATTACAAACAGGTGACCATCTCTTGCCAGTTTTGATTCCTGTGATCGCAGATTCATATGCCATCTTTGGAATAAAACCTAAACTCAAACTTTCTTTTTTACTGAGGCTGACAACATATTTTATGTCTTCTAATACAGCCTCTCTCACTATCGTGTCTTCTATCATTTCATTCTGCCATCAAAAATAGCTTGGCTGTTCTCCTTGTTCTTAATGATCTCGCCAGTGTCTTGATCTTGGTATTCAACAAAGTCATCACTAGCATCATGCACCACCAAATCTTTTGGCATGATTTGTGGGATGTATAGATGTTCATCACAGGTAACTGTGGGCTTCCCTTTGGCGCAACTCCAAGTGCCATCTTTCTCTGGGGTCACATGGCTACAAGTCCTACAACTAACTTCTGGTATCTTGCATCCATGACATACCGCCCAATACGGACAGAACTTGCATTGCCAAAAACTTGCATCCTCACTTAATTTGGATGGTGGCGTCTCTGCAAATATAATTTTATTTGCCTTCTCTATAAGTTGCATGGCCTCAGACTTATCTAGCTTTAGACGTTCTGCATAAATAGCGTCAGTCTCCTTACAAACTGCAAAGAAGTAGCAGTTCTCTAATTCAGCCAAGTGCATACCAATCTGGCATTGCGCCCAATAGATAGGCTTGCTTTTCTGCAATCCCTTCTTTTCGATATCTTTAAAACTTCTGGTGTTCATAGTTTTAAATTCAAGTGTGTGTGGCTTACTGCTCTCAGGAAAACCAAGACCTACGCCATCCAGAGACAATGCAAAGTGACCACCACATTCTGTAAATCTAACTTGCTTGCCAGTTTCTGGGTCTACTTCCCAAATCTCTACACCGATATCTCTTAGGTTAGATACAACACGATCTTCTTCACGATCACCTGTTTCAAACAATCGAAGTATTCTCCCAGAGAAGTCTGGCGTCCATGCGTGTCTAAACTGATACCAAAGTGCGCGACTACATTCATTGCCAATTTGAGATCCACCCAAGTGAGGTCGATGCTCATTCTTTCGTTTCTGTTGATATTTCTCGTAAATGAGGCGAACTGTTTCTGGCGTCATGTATTGTTCAAGGTTCATTGGCTTCTCCATCTATCTAGTAAATCGGCTCACACGGAGCCGATCCAGAGGTAGACGTTACTTCTTCCAAGGTGGTGTAGATGCACTCGCAGTTGCAACTACAGGTGATGCAGTAGCCGTAGCTCCACCTGCCGCATCGTAACCCTTAACTTCGTTAGTGGCATCATACTGACCATCAGCCGCTCTAACTGCAACTTTAACCATCAGTGGCTTGTCACATAACTCAGCACTATCCTTTGGGTTGTTCACACCAATCGCACGACAAATGCTCGATAGATTACGTTGTGCAATCTCAACCGCAGTTTGGTTTGGGTTCTGTAAATTTAGTCGATCCCAAATTTTTCTGCCTTGATATGATCCTTCGATCACGTCAATTGTGAGTTCTAGGTATGAGCCAGTTCCAGCTTTAGTTGCCTTCTGCTCGGTGTTAGAAATTACAGCCTTGTACCAATCTGCTGGGATTGGTTCGTTAGTTGTTGTTGGCTCAATTTCCAATGCGTTAAATCCGTTTAAGTCCATGTGAGTTCTCCTACTCTGCTACAAATTGTGAAAATGGATTGCCGCCATCAAATGTAAATGGCAGTGGTTCAGTAATGTTGAACCGATTTTTGGTGACTGATGATGCCTGTGGAAAGCACAGTATCTCACGTTCACCAGTAGAAATGGCGCGCTTCTTATCGCCATCTCCGCGAGTAAATGTCTTCAGTCGGATTAATCCAACTAGGTCAACATTATCAGTGTAATGCGGAATGCTCTTCTTATGCATTCTCACACAGTACCTTGCGTATGGATCTAGATCAGGCAAGTCCAACGTCTCAGTGTCGGCATGTCCAATGAAGACCACATTCATTCCAGTTTCATAAGCAAGAGATCCTGCCCACTCTCTGATCTGGCGGTGCTTCTCAGATGCAGTTCCATACCCTGCTCCATATCCACCCCCAGCTTGGTTTATAGATTTAGCTTTAGGATCAGCCGCTACAATTTCGCTTTCGATCATTGTTGCCAATTGCGTAATGCTATCGATAACCAATGTCTTAAACTCATGCTTGTCAGTGGCTAGAGCTTCAATTGCATCTAAGACATCATTTGATGATGTTGCTAATGGAAACAAACTTACGTTTTCATTTCCCATGAGTGATGCAGTTCCATCTTCAGTTCTGATAAAGACTGGCTTTGGAAACATAGCGGCTAGAGTAGTTTTACCCATTCCACCTTCACCAAACAAGGTGGCGATTATTGGTCGCTGACCTGATGGCTTGGATAGTGATTTTAAATTTATAGCCATTTATATTCTCTATCCTCCCATTTTTCTTTAAAGACAGAGGCAAATACCTCGTCTAATATTTTATTTATTTCTTCCATTATTTTCTCCTTCTACAAAAAATAGATTTTCATGATCAGACCAACGTGACAGTTTACGTTCCAATCTGATCTGCTCTGGGCTTTTAGTCAGGCCATCCATAAACGTCACAGACTTCAACGCTTCGGATAGCATGACCAATTCATTGGCAGTAAGCTCCATTACAGAGCCTCTACTTTTACACCAATTTTTCCAGATTTAGTTGTGAATGCCTTGGCAATCTTTGACCATAGGCGCGGTTCTTTTTCCGCTAAATATCTACAGCCAGCGGCATCCGCAGATACGCTTACCTTTACTGGGTGTAGGTTACTTGGGATTTTATCTTTAACTTTATCCCATGCAATAGCATCAACTTTACGAGACACAGGCTGTGATAACGTAACTTTATGCTCTGATAATTTGTGGGATATTGAGCCTTCATCTTTGGCATCTAATGCCTCTGTGATCTGCTCTTCTATCGCATGACGCTGTGCGATAATCTGTTTTTCTAACGCCTTTACTTCTAGCCACTCGGAGGCAAGTCCATCGATATTGCTCATGGCAATTTCCTTTCTTTCTTTTTTTCACTCATTCTCTACAGAATCTTGTTTACAGAAAGATTTTCACTATGTAAAGATGTTTTTACAAATAATGCAAAAAAGGATCAAAATAATGCAAACACTACTACCACTGGACGACATACGAGAGGCGTTGCAAGATCGACGTTTAACTGTTGTCGCTGAGAAATGTGGGCTATCTCACCCAACTGTAAAGGGGATCGCATCAGGAGATGGCGTTGACCACATCAGTTTAACAACTTGGAAAAAACTTAGCCAATATCTGACCGAATCAGCATGAGCTTTCAGATAGAAGATTACTGCTCAAAGCTGAGTTGGTATCTGGTAACAATCCCTGCTGGCTCCAAAGGGCCAACGAGATTTGGTTGGCAACAACCAGAGAAGGCATTGTCAGATCCAGATCAGGCCAGACTATATTATGAGCAGAACCCAAATCACAATGTAGGATTACTGCATGGTGCATCTGGAACTTGTGCTATCGACATAGATAATGTCGAGCATACAAAAATAATTTTTGAACATCTGGGAATAGATTTTTCTGAGTTGATGCAATCTGCACCACAGATTATCGGACGTGAAAATCGTGGTAAGCTGATCTTTAAAGCTCCACCTGATTTAATCACGCACAAGATATCGTGGCCTGTCGAGGGAGATCCACGCAAGACCGAAGTGGTATTTGAATTACGTGCAGGCTCTGTTCAGGATGTACTTCCGCCAAGTATCCATCCAGATACAGGTCGTCCATATGAATGGGCGGGGAGATCAATCTTCGATGGTATCCCAGAACTACCACCACAAATTTTAACATTGTGGCGTGAGTGGGATAAGTTTCGTCCACAGCTTCAGGACATATGCCCTTGGAAAAAGAAGGCAGAGTTTCAGCCAACACGAAAGCCAAGACCTAAAAGTGATAGCACTTCAGTAATAGATGCATTCAATGATGCACATGACATGCACACTTTGATGGTTCAGTATGGATACAAGCCAACGTCCAAGGGTAGATATTTATCTCCCAACAGCACGTCAGGATTAGCTGGTGTAAAATTATTTGATGATGGCAGAGCCTATAGCCACCACGCATCCGATCCATTTGATAATGCACATACATTTGATGCATTTGAATTGTGGCTACAGTTCGAACACATGGGTAACGTCCAGAAGGCGGTCAAAGAAGCCGCTCAAATATTAAACGTAACGCAAGACGCAGAGTATGATTTAGACAAGGAAGCAATCGAGCATGGCGCAAGAGTCGCCAAGAATATTATGTCTACAAAATCAAAAGAAGTAGACACACCACTAGGTGAAATACCTGAACATTTACTAAGTGTGCCTGGCGTTCTTCAGGATGTTGTAAATTACTACACTGTATCTGCAATCAAACCCCAACCTCAATTTGCTGTGCAATGTGCAATTGCATTTGGTTCAGTTGCAATGGGTCGTCGGTGGGTTACTGATCAGAGAAACTTCTCTAGCTTATACTTCTTAAATATTGGTGAGACAGGATCTGGTAAGGAACACACGAAGACTGTCATCGAGGAATTACTTGAGCAGTCTGGGCTAGATGAATTAATAGGGCCTGCTGGCTATACTTCGAGTGCGGGTGTTTTATCTACGCTAACTAAAAAGCCAACGCATGTATCTGTAATTGACGAACTTGGGCGACAGTTAAAGGCGGCATCTGCAAAGGGTATGCAACATAAAGCTGACGCAATAACTGCAATCATGGAATGCTTTGGACGCCAAGATGGAACTTTAAGACAACAAGGTTACGCAACCAACACAATGAAATCGGCAGACGCAGAGAAGTTGGAAAAGGTTGTGAAACGTCCATCTCTCACATTAGTTGGAATGTCTACACCATCAGAGTTTATGCAAGCTATTGGTGGGGGTGATGTTGCATCTGGATTGCTCAATCGTTTTATAATTGTGAAGTCTGAAATTGGTGTGCAGATGTCCCAGAAGAAAAGAAGGTCAACAATATCTGATCGACTTGCTACTTGGGCAAAGGATCATGCCAATGCAAATGAAGGTGACTTAGATACTGGCAACAGTCATGACATGCCACCACATCCACTAGAAGTTGCATTTACTCAGGAAGCTGAAGATCTTCTGCGTGAGTATGAGCAGAGATTGGTTAATGCAATTAAGAAGGAAACAGGTACAGGTCTGGAGGCTATGTACAATCGTAGCCGTGAGATTGCCATGCGTTTGTCTTTGATTATCGCTCGGTCAATGGGTCAGGACGAAATAGGTTCAGATGCAATGCAATGGTCTATCGATTATGTAGATCACTATGCAATCCAAACTATCGAGATGTTCAGGTCTAATATGTCAGAAGGACCATTTGAAGCGGCATGTAAGGCAGTTTACGCACGAATAGAAAAGGCTGGGTTAACTGGCTTAACTGAACGTGAGTTAGCCAGAAGTGTATCTTCTTTTGCAAATATGGATAGGCGCAGACGCGCTGACATTCTTGATGCACTGCAAACTGACAGAGGTATTGAGTGTAGAAATCAAAACGAAGGTGCAAAGGGTAGGCCAAGGTTTGCTTACTTCTCACCACCAATAAATTAAGAAAGGAGTTGAGATGTCAAATTTAAAAGTTTTACCAATTAAATCTGTTGATACTTACAATTGGTTATTAAAAAAGCATTACGCAAAAAGAATACCAAACATAACAAATGCATTTGGATTGTTTGATGAATCTGAACTGATTGGTGTTGTGACTTATGGCATTCCCCCATCCCCCGCTCTTTGTATGGGCGTTTGTGGCGAGGAACATGCAAGTAAAGTAGTAGAGCTAAATAGATTATGCCTACAAGATAATGATAAGAATCAATCTTCTTTTCTAATATCTCAATCTTTAAAGATGTTACCAAAACCAAAAATTGTAATTTCATATGCTGATATAAGTCAGGGTCACGTTGGATATGTTTATCAGGCAACTAACTTTTTATACACTGGCCTGAGTGCAAAGAGAACAGAGTGGCGGATCATAGGATCAAACCTACATTCCAAAACCATCACTGAGCAAAGCACAATCGAAGAAAGAAAAAGCAATCCAGACAAATATGAATACATAGATAGGCCACGCAAACATAGGTATATTTATATTGTTGGAAGTAAGAAAGATCGAAAACTTTTAACTAAGTCTTTAAACTACGATCAGTTCCCTTACCCTAAAGGTGAGACAAAACAATATAACTCTGGAAGTAAAGTTATTACTCAAATGGTATTAGAATTATAAGAAAGGAAAACAAATGGCTAAATGGGCTACGAGCAAACATATAGAAGAAGCAACGCGAGGTGACATCCTCGACACTGCCAAGAAGTATGTAACGAAAGATAGGGCGTCTGATCATGGAGACATGGAGGATAACTTCAAGATGATTGCAGACTTCTGGTCAACTTACTTAGGTGTAGATGTAAAGACACATGATGTAGGCGTTATGATGAACCTCCTGAAAGTTGCACGAATCAAATCAAAT